AATATGGCTAACAATGAATACAAGTAAAATAAACAACCAAGCAACAGAACAAGAAAAGATAGATGCAGTTGTTCAACGTATGCTACAATCCTTAGAAGAAAAGGAACAAGAAGCAGTAGAAAAAGAACAACAAATTACCTTTGAGGAAGCATTTGCAGAAGCAAGAGCAGAACTTGGAGCAGACAATGCATTTATTTGGAATGGTGATGTATATACAACAGATTATGCAGAAGAAACAACAGAAGCTAATTATGATGTAAATGGTTGGGTAATGAACGCAGATGATTATGATGACTATTGTGCTACAAATGACAGAGATGAATGCGGCATCTGTGGAGGAAAAGGTAAATCTGTATGGTATGCAGATAGAGATGGAGATGGACTAGGTGATAGAAAAACAACAATAAAGGCGTGTGAAGAGCCTTTATGGTCAAGTAAATAACAAAAGGAGAAAGTAAAATGAAAAAGAATAACTTAACGACACTATATTGTTTGATTTTAATGCTAACCATATGGTGTACGTGGAACTCAGTTAAAAGCGGTAACATCTTTACAACTTTAAGTGATATGGAAACAAATCACAATCTACTTGTAAGGGAAATGTCATATGCTATGGATAGATTAAATACCTTAGAATTGGCAGAACCAAAGGTAGTAGAAGTAATTAAAGAAGTAGAGGTAGAAGTTATCAAAGAAGTCGAAGTTATTAAGGAAATAGAGGTCATAAAAGAGGTCGAGGCCGCTAAAGAAGTAAAAGTAGAAGACCTATTAACAAAATAACACAAAAAAAATATGAGCAGGGGTTTCGGCTCCTGCTTGTATGAAAGGAAAAAACTATGCAAGATGTAATGGAACTAATAAGAATGATGAGTGATGATGAATCAAATAGCATTTATTTGCGTGAAATTGCACTTTTAATGGAAGAAAATGATAAGCTAAGGGTAAAGATAGATAAAATGAAAAAACGCTTAAAAAACAATGATAAATATATAAGCGATTTTATAGGTAAACAAAAAAAAGCTAACAACTAATATATATGTTTTATTATATTAGTTATACAACAAATACGGATAATAAAGGGGATAAATATATGGAAGATAATCAATCTTATTTAATCAATGGAATCAATAAAGATTTATGGGTTAAATTTAAAATAAAATGCTTGAAAAGTGACCATAAAACTATAGCAGATTGCTTTAGATGGTTTATAAAAGAGTATTCAAGAGGAAACATTTAATGCTTGGAGTTAAAAGTCCTACAGATATTGAGGGAATATACAATTCATACCTTGATGAACTGCAAGAGAAGAACAGAAAAGAGAGATATGAAGGCATGGAGTCTTGGTATCATGCTTCTGGTGCAGGTTCTTGTTCAAGAAAGTTGTATTTTGAATCAGTTGAGCAGATTAAACCTACTGGCATTTTTGATGAAAGAACAAAGAGGTTGCTGCAATTAGGAAATTTAATTCATGATGATGTTCAGAAGTCTCTTACGCAGGCGCACGCGCTTCATAGAGATAATAATAGAGATATATCTATAGATAATACACAACTTAAAAAAGAAATTAATAATAAAGAAAAAGATATTGAGTTTTTAGTTGAAGGTGAAGTCAAAATAGAAGAATTAAATGTTAGAGGTTTTTATGATATAGTTGCAAAACATACAGATAATGGTAAACGTGTTTATTTGTATGACATAAAAACTTGTGGAGCATGGTCTTGGAAAATGAAATTTGGTAGAACAAAGAATATAAATCCAAGTATCCATTATGAATTACAATTAGGCACATATGGTTATGCGCTTAAACAACAATTCGGTCAATTAGATGGTATGTTTCTTTATTACTACAATAAAGATGATTCTAAGATGAGATGCGTAGAAGTGCCACTCACTTACATATCAAGAGCATATCTCTTTTGGAAGAATATAAACGATGAACATAAACAAGGGTTACCGCAGTTCAGAGTTGGAGTTTCTCCAGTTCAAAAATGGCAATGTAATTATTGTCAATTTAAAGAACATTGTAACCCACCAACGTAAAGGAGTGAATATGAGTAATACAAAACAAAGCACATTCATGAAACTCTTCAAGACAGATGTAAGCGAATATACACAAAAGAAAGGTAGATTCAATTACTTGTCTTGGGCATATGCAGTACAAGAGCTTAAACGCGCTTGTCCAAATGCAAGATGGGGTGTAACGAAGGCAGAGGATGGTTCTCCATTCTTTAAAACAGAGTGCGGTTATTTCGTTGATGTATGGGTAGAAGTTGATGGTGTTTCGCTATCACAAATACACCCAGTACTAGACAATAGAAATCAACCAATAGAAAAACCAAATGCTTTTCAGATTAATACAAGTCTACAAAGAGCATTAGCAAAAGCAATAGCATTGCATGGATTAGGATTATATATCTTTGCAGGTGAAGATTTGCCAGAGCCAGATGCTTTATCAGATAAGGAAGCTAAGGATTTATATAAATTAGCAGAACCTCTTGGTAAAGACATTGTAGATAATCTAAAAGTTAAAGTAAACGAAATGTCAATTCATGCACATAACTACGAAGCGTGTATAGAAAAAGTACAAAACATGATAAAAGGGAAAGGAAAATAACATGGCAAGCGTAAACGATATGTTTAATGAAGTAACAAAAGAGCAGAGTTTTTACAAAAAGGGAGAGAAGAAATCTTTTACTCCTTTTACAAAAGGTGAATACTATGGTCACATAACTGAAGTTGATTCTAAAATACTTGATGTTAAAGGAGGTCAGTATAAAGCTAGATTGTTTACCTATACTGTAACTGTAGCACCAGAAAATAGCAAGGCTATGTTTCAGTATGAAGGTATAAATGGTGATATGGAAACAACAGATGGTAAACCATATGTAGGAAAAACATTCAAAGGTAAACTTTGGAGATTTTTAGAGCCTGCTAAGGATGATACTTTTGAATCAAACAATAGTGGTAACAAAGGATATTTAAGATTCTGTCAAACAATAGGTGTTGAATGTCCAACTGAAACAAGGACAATTGATGGTGAAGATGTAGAGGTGCAAATACTTCCTACATTAACGCCAGACAATATGCTTGGGCAGCCAGTTATTGCATTTGTTGATAAAGGTAGAGAGTTTACTAACAAAAGAGGTGAGAAAACTTTCTTTTGGGATTGTAAGTTCTGTAAAAAATGGAGTGATGGAAAGAAAAAAGAAATAAGCCAGGATGGTAGCGGATTGCCATTCTAGTTTATAGTACGTACGATGTATAGGCATGTGGGCGCAGTAATGTCACGAAGCTTAGAAAGCCTGCATGCTTATACTTAATTAACTAAAAAAAAGGAGAAGTAATGGGTAGAGCAATAGACATGGAAAATGATATTTATAAATTGAAACAAGAGATTGAAAAAATGAATAACATAATACGTGGAATGGCGGATGAATTATCTGAAGTAGCAGAGATAGTATTAGATAAAAATAATGTAGAAGAGGAGAAAGATGAAAAAGAAAAAACCGACAATAAAGCAAATAGAAAAAGTAGTAAACAATCTGATAATAAATCTCGAAAATCTGATGAAAAGGATGTATAATATAGAGTTTATTTTAGATAATTATCATGAGTGGAAAGG